TTACGGCTAACCTATTTTGATCATTGTAATAAAAAGTAGAACCAACTAAAACTAGTACCTTATCAAATTCTTGTCCTAAAACGCCATGTGCATTCAATCCTCTGTTCAGCCGCATCCTTCGAATTGCTTCACCATTGAAATTTTGACCTGTATAGTCAATAATCTGCCACCCCTCGTGTTCAAGCCCTTGTGCAAACCCTCTCGCTTGATTTATATCACCAAAATAATGGATGGAGATATTTTCAGTATTTCCACAATACTTCATATAATCTAAGTTAAACAAGCCTTTGATAAAAGCTCCCAGTTCTTTATTTGTTCTTATCTTCTTACTCAGTTTAAATAACTGATGATTATTCAAAGACTTTAGTGTACTTATATTATTATAGTTACGTTCACGAATTGAAAGTATTTGTCTTGGATCGATAGAAAAGATACCAACACTATCATTTTCTTGTATATATTCGATAATATACCTAAGTTGCCAAGGATACATTCTTTGAGTTTCATCAACAAAAATTATATGAGGCCTATGTTGTCCAATCGCTTTAACTTCTTTTGCAGGAATTATACCCCAATTATATTGCTGTTTTAGTCTTAAATGGCCAGCATTTAAATCGCCTGTATGAATAATAACAATATCATGTATTTCATTAAGTTCTTTGGCTAAATCATAAAGTAATAAAGTCTTTCCAGTTCCCGGTAAACCTTCTATAATTATAAACTGTGACAAGTTTTTTAATATTGCATTTTTAAACTCTTGTTGCTGTTTCGTCAGAAAATATGATCCATTTGTAAATCTCTCACTATCATTGAAAGGAGATACCAAGTAATTTGATGGATCAAATAAATCATCTAAATTTGAATGGTGTTCTAATTTTTGACTCACTAAGAGTTTTTCAAATACAGCAAAGTCTACTGGGAGAAAAGTTCCATCATCTCCTAATTGATAAAAGCTATTATCTTCTGATATATAAGTAAATAATTTCAATTTTTTACCTAATGAAGATAAATAATATTTATTTTGTACTAACTGTTCACGAGCATCTTCTTCTTTTAGAATAGATTTAATTTCCACATTCAAAATATAATTTTCCCCAAATCTAAGTAGATCAAATTCCTTATCTATTTGTGGTATTTTATATCCTACATAAAAATACCCAAGGTATCTATCTTCCACATATAAATTATCAATAAAAGAAGAAATTTGGTCAATCTCTTCATTTCTCATAGAAAAATTGAAAAAACTCAGGATTCCTTCAAAAACCTCCTCCGATAAATTTTTGTAACTGCTCACTAAAGAATTTAAGTCGATTGGCTTTCTCAATACTTTCACCTACACCTTAAATATTTTAAGTAACTTTCCATTACCTACAGTATAATTTATCATCAAAAGATTGAAAATCTCTTATACTTTTATCTTTATTGATACATATAAATATCTTTTTATTTTCGGTTAAATTAAGTATAAATATACGTAAGCGTCAAATAGCCCACACCTAGTATTAAGGTATGGGCTATTTTATACTCTAACTAAGATTTAATTTGAACTTTGACAGTTAATGGAATAGTCGTTGACCAAGGTAGGAGTTGATCCATCGCTTCTTCGTTTGTTGAATCAATGTTTGGCAACTGCTCAAATAGATACTTCAAATATTCAAATGGGCTTAGCCCATTCTCCTTTGCAGTTTCTACTATACTATAAATAATTGCGCTCGACTCAGCACCCTTTGGTGTATTACTAAACAAGAAATTTTTTCTTCCGATCACGAAAGGTNAGCTAAAAGTAATCAAAGCAATTCCGAGTATTGTACAAGGTACTGTTTGTGGCTATCAAGCAACCGTTGAGAAGGTGAAGTAAATGGCTAGAGAAACTATCGGAGGAGTAATCAACAACCTAGAAGATTACCTGGATAGGAGAGAAGCTGGTTTATATGCCTTAGCGAACTCCAGTGCACAAGAAATGGAATCTTTCGCAAAACGGAATGCGCGTTGGTCTGATAGAACCGGAAATGCAAGGCAGGGCCTTAAAGGATATGCTGAGTTGGAAAACAATGAGATAGTGATATATCTTGCACACACTGTCAAATATGGTATTTATCTTGAGAAGGCTATGGCAGGTAAATATGCTATACTAAAACCAACCATGAGGAAACACAAGAAAGACCTGAAGCGCGAATTACAGCGCTACTGGAAAGCTACTAAGTGAGGTGAATATTAATGGCTAACCCAATCAGTAAGATTAATGCTAAACACCGTTCGAAAGTAGACGGCAAAACACATGTAATTAAACGAGGTCAACCATTACCAGAAGGTATGCCTAAGAAAGATGTTACAGGTTATATTAATGCTGGACTAACTTATGGGGATGGTGCTGATGAGAAAGGAAGCAATAAATCATCTTAAAGCCAATGTACCATCTGTAGATGGTCAAGTATATCAACCATTTATGGCAGGTCCTAAAAGGAAAGATTCTTTTCTAGTTGTTAAAGTCGGGATTGAAACTGCTGCTGAGATTTCTATGGCTTTCGACAAAGTAATTGAAGTTTGGCCTTACGCCGACCCACACAATTATATTACGGTCGACGAAATAGCCGAGGAAGTAATCGCAGCATTCAAGAACGGCATTCCAACACCTGCAGGTGATATTGCGCTTACTTACATTGGTATGGGGGAAGATTTCTATGACCCAGAATTTAAGAAGATAACCAATGGGCCTATCGAATTTGAGATAGCTCTTATAAGAGACTAAAGGAGGTAATCTACAGTGGCAGAGGTACAAACGAAAAAAGGGTATTTACGTGGTATCCGTGGAGCATTGGTTTCAGTGCTGAACTCTGATGGTTCTACACCAACTACTCCAGAAGAGTACTGGATTGATACAGCACAAGAAGCATCTGTGGAAGCCCAAGTAGAAGAAGGGGAAGCTAGTAACCTACGTGGTGGGGACCGCATCCTAGCTTCTGTGGAAGAAGAGGATACACTAACTGGTGTAGAGATTTCTTTTACAGATGCTAAGTTCGATGCCAAAGCTACATCCATTATTGCTGGAGGAAACCTAATCACAACCGGTACAGACCCTGATATCGAGATTGTTGGTTGGGAAGCTCCGATGATGGCAGAGCAAGGAAATAAAGTACCTTTCATGATTCAAATTTTTATACAGAACTTTACTTCCGGTGGTATGAAGGATGGGTTCTTAAAAGTGACAGTACCGTTCTGCACAGGCTCTATACCTACAATGGAGTATGCTGACCAAGAATGGGCAAGTGAAGAGTTTACTATCTCTGGTAAAGAGAATAGCACACAAGCATTACCTGTTACATCTAAAGAGTTTGTGGACGCACTACCAGCTGGCGCAGCTTAATGATAAGACCCTCTTGTAGGGTCTTATTTTATGTAGTATAATTAAAGTATAAATAAAAAAATGGGAGAGTGGATAAAATGGCAGATGAACAAATAAAAGTGTTTACACTGGAAGACTTAAAGAAAGCATCAGAAGGACATTTAATACCTATACCAGGTTTTGAACCTAATTCTACTATTTATGTAAGAGTAAAACGAATTGATATCACAGCCGACATGTTGGGTTCTAGTGTATTACCAAATGAATTACAACAAGAGGTAGTTAAACAATTTGATGGTAACACTGGGAAGAAAAAACCTTCACAGAAAGAGATTGAAGTACAAATTGCTAAGCGGTTTGAAGAGGAGAGCAGCATTGCTGATATGATTCCAATGATTGACAAAATGTGTCGCAAAGCATTATTGGAACCTACCTACGAACAGTTCGAGGAGCTTTACCCACTAACAACCTCACAGAAGATGACAATCTTCCAATGGTTGATGGAAGAGGTTAAAAGTATGCGTGGGTTTCGTAGCGAATCCTGATGCTATACAACAGGTAATCGCCAATGCAAGGACTTGGGGAGTTAGGCCGTCAGAGTTCTTTCCGGAGTTAAGTGGGATGGCTAGTTATATGCTTGACTCAGCGTGTACATTATACGTATCTTATTTAGAGGATGGAAAGAAACCTATCGAACAAGGCGGGAATGCATTGAACTTCCTATAAGGGAGGCGATTTTATGGCTGAGAGTCTTGGTGCTGTATATACTGAATTTCGATTAGCTTTGGATGGACTACGAAAAGATACAGCCAAGGCAAAAGAGATGCTACAATCAGCTGACCAGGAAATACAGAAGCAAGGACAGGAATTAGCAAATCAACATAAGCAAGCCATGCAAAAGATGTCCGATGGATATAAGAGAGCCGGTGCAGCAGCGACATCAGCAGGTGCAACCATTGCGGGTGGACTTGCCGTTGCTGTTACAGCATATGCTGAAGCCGAGAGTGCTACTAGACGATTCAGCTCACAAACCAATATTACAGGCCAAGAATTAGAAGGTTTTAGTCAGGCTATTCAAAATGTCTACGCTCAAGGGTTCGGACAAGACATGAATGAAGTGGCCAATGTTATGGCCTTTGTACAAAAAGAGTTTAATGCATCTGCGAAGGAAGCTGAGGGTCTTACTAAGCAGGCACTTACATTGTCCGAAGCCTTTGGCTATGATTACACCGAAGCCGCTAGAGCAGCATCACAAATCTCTAACAACTTTGGTATTGACGGTCGAGAGGCTTTTAATATTGTAGCTTCTGCAGCTCAACAGTCCGGAGACAGAGCTCAAGATTTACTTGACACATTCTGGGAGTACTCGAATCAGTTCTCAGAGATGGGCTATTCCGCAGGTGAGTTCGCCAATATCTTGGTTCAGGGATTACAGAACGGTTCATTTAATGCTGACAAGATGGCGGATGCTTTTAAAGAGTTTGAGAACAGAATTACCGATGGTTCCAAAACTACCGCGGAAGCATTAGAAATGTTATTCGGTGCTGAAAGAGCAAAAGAGTTCGTAGCGCAGTTAGATAGTGGG